TAGCGTTCGCCTCGTTCAATCTTTGAAGTCCAGCCATTACCCTTTCAATGGATAATTGTAACTGCTCGGCAATCGCCAAGAATGGAGTAGCTGGGTTTTCTTTAAGGATGTTAAGGATAGCCGTATCAAGTGGGTCAATCTCAGCAAACCAATACTTCCTGTTGAGTTCCTCGTGTAATCTCGCGGAGGTTTCAGATTCAAAGTTTAACGCCTTGCCATTTCCGACTGGTTCGTAGTCCGTAGAGCCGCAGTTCTTGAAGTACTCCACAAGGATAGCATCCTCGTCTTGCTTCTCAAACACCGCCCGCATCTCTGCCGCCACGTTCTCAGGTATCACTTCGCCCGTAACCGTAGCCCTTGCAGTCTCAGGAGTGAAGCCGTACAACTCAACAAGTACAGCGATAGCTGAGTTCTCAGCGATAAGACCCTCTTTGACGTTCTGAAGGAGTGTAATGATACCGCTAACACCACCAACTGACCCTTTAAGTGCAGCTTGTGCATCTTTGGTTTTACTGTCAACTCCAGCATCCTCCTGAGTTTGTACAACTTGCAGCCCTACTTTCTCGCGAATTTCCGCCTCTGTCATTACCGAAGTAACCGTAGATTCTGAGAATTGTACGCTAATTGGCTCAGTATCTTGAATGAACAGACGGTTCGCAAGTCCTTGCAATGCTGCCAACTCATTGAACACCCTTTCGATGAACTGCTGTCGGTTATTTACGTAGGTGTTTTGGAACAACTCAAAGCTGTCAACCAATTGGTTTCTGCTCGTGAAGATTCCGTCCTCTTTGATTCCGAATAGAGCTGGGTCGGTTACCGAATGACCCGCGTAGATTTCTCTTTGTACGGTCTTGTTCAGAATGTCGAAACGCTTGTCGAAGTCGTTGCCATTCAACTGTTGAATATCAACACCTCTGTCTCGTGAATCGGCAAAGTTCAGAACGATTGAATTTGCATTATCCGTTCCCGTGAACTTGTCCTTTATTTGGCGTTCGATCTCCTCCTGCTCTTCAAGGGTCGGTTCGCCATTGTAGAACGATACGATAGTGCCGCCTACAAAGTTGTTCTTGACCGCGTTGAGGTGGAAGTTTGATATTTCAACATCGAGTTCAATGTAACCCGTTGACCCTAAGTAGGTCGGAAGTGGGTAATACTTGCAGTCAGGCGAGTAACCTTTGACGTACAGTAGCTGTTTGCCGCTCGGTTCTTTCCAATTAAAAGCATCTATCTCCTCAACTACTGGGTTGTGCTTCTTCCAATCCTCTGAATAGTAGAACTTCGTGCCGTCCTCATTTGAACGATAACGGGCAAAGTCAGCGTGATAGATAGCTGCAATCTTGTCGTTCAGTTGGTTGTAGACAATCTCTAAAGCGAATCCGTTGTATAACTCGTAATCAAGTGCGACCTTCTCCAAGATGTCGTTCAGACTTTCGTATTGGTTCGGCTCTTGGATGAATTGCTGTAATCTGGCAAGCCCCATCGTGTCCAACCCTTCGGAGTTGACCGCCCAACCCTGACCAACTACGTAATCTTTTTTAGAGTTGATGATGGCGTGATGCTTCGCGCTTCTTCGGTAAAGGTTCAAAAGGTACTCAGGATAACGGTTCTTGTACTCGCCTTCGTCTCCAAAGAGAATCCAATCCTTGCCCCTCGCCTCTTTGAAGGTCGGTACTTTATGTGCTCCGAAGTTTAAGATTTTAAGAGCCATAGACTACGTAATTTGAGTTGCCGCCTGAGTAGGTGGTAACTGGTGTTGTTGTTCCCGTTACTTTGACTATTCCCGATTCCAATTCGGTCAATCCAGTCGGGTCTAAATTTGAAGCTGATGAGTTAGCGTAAACGAAGTAACGCCATTGTCCCTCTGTTGGAAGTTCTACCTCTGCGTTCAAGTTATTAGGCGTTGACGTTTCGGTGATGGTGAACTTGTTAAACCGCTCAGGGTATGCGCTTGAATCCGTTGCAACGCAATACTCAACCGCTTCCGTGTTATCCGATTGGAACTCGAAGAGGTAGTAAGTAGCCGTTCCCTTTTCAGTCAGGGTCAACGCTATCTGGTTTGCCGTATTTCGTTCGATGTTTATCAAACTGCAAACACTACATATTCAATATCGCAGTCTGCCGTGTCCGCTTGTGCGCTGATGTTGTCAATGTCCACAAATGCGCTGAATGCTCCAGCTCCAGTATCTGCATCCATTGAGCCAGTCGATAGCATGAAGGTAGCCCCAGCATCAACTTTAACGTCTGCGGTTTCTGCTCCGCTATTTTTGAATCTTACCCGAATGAAGTTGGTGTTGTCCAAGTTGGTAATTCGGATATACTTGATTGAAGAGCGAACAAACTTTCCCTGTCCGTTTGCCGTGTTCAGTTCGATAAGGTCTATTTCGTTAGCCGAGTCAACGGTCATAACTCTGCGGTCAGCTTCTGCGACGTTGTCAATTGTGCGAGTGTGCGAACCCCCTCTGTCTACTCCTCCGAGTGTTAGACTTTCAACTATTTGAACCGTTGCGGTTGCTGGTGTTACGGTCGATGCCATGCTTGTTTTTCTTTAAATAGCAAAAGTTCGTTTTTGTGCCAAACGAAAAAGGGTCAGCGTTAGCCGACCCCATTTCAACAGAACAATGAAAAGAGAAAGTGAAGATACGAATTAGTTTGTAATCGCAGTTACGTCTGCGGAATCAATTGAAAGCATTTGCTCTGACTCCATTCCGCTAAAGGTCAAACTGTAACCAGATAGGTCAGCGAAAGCCGTGCCCGTTGCTGATGTGCCTGCGTTCAACTCAAGACCGTTTTGGTAACCAACGACCCAATATGAACCATCGTTAGTCTCAACGATAGCCACCAAACGCTGTTGAGCCAATACCTTTATTTCGTTGCGCTTGTCAACATCCAATTTTGAAAGCACTACAACAACCTCAGGAGTGAAGTAAACCGTTCCGTTCTGACTGTTACCGTTGATGGTTTCCGTCAAAGAGGAAGTTTCCTTTAGTTGCTCGTACTTATAAAAGGTAGGCGTTCCTGTGATTGAAGTAACCGCGCCAGCAGATACAACGGGTGTTAACGCAATGTAATCGTCAAGGTTCGCAAATCTAACGCTCTTCACTCCGCCTACGGCATCGCGGCAATCAAGGTCGAAACCCGTAGTTAGTGCGCATCCAGTATATGCCATGTTTTTAGTTTTTAGAGTGAAGGGGCGACCCGAAAGCCGCCCCGTTTAGATTAAAGAATTACAGCAGAAATTTGGTCAGGGTATGCAACTTGAACACCAAGTGTCAGGTCAACAGCTACCTTGTACTTTCTGTCGTCTTTTGAGTACCAAGCCTCGATTCTTGAAGCATCCTCTTCAAGATCAACGCCCAAGAACATATTGCTTGTTCTCATGCAGTACACATCGTTAGTTCCGCTCAAACCGTTAACTGCGATTACTTCGATGTTAGTGCCCGGAAGAATCATTGTAAGGTCAGCGAATGAACTCTCAGCGTTCTGAAGTTGACCACCAGCAGTAACGATTCCAAGACCGTTCTGAACACCAAGTGCCAACGCTCGGAAAGCATCATATCCAACGAATATCTTAGTGTCAGCCTTGTCAACGATTGCAGCAGCAGCAGCTTCGTAAACTCGCTGAACAGCCTCAACCATATTATTAGCATCCAATGCCGTAGCAAGTGGAGTTCCTGAACCGAAGGAAGCTGTATTAGCATCGATGTAAGAAGCACCTCCGATAACGTCAATGAGACCATCGAAGAATTGAAGGTTACCTGATACCAATGTTGAATCAGATTGCCAGATCATAACCTCCAACTCTGATTGGATTTTTTCAACAAGGTAAGCACCGAACTGCTCCTCGAAAGGAATAGACTCGTAGTGCGCCCCACTTGGAAGCTGTGAACGTAGGTAGTAACCCTCCAAAGTCTTCGGACAGAACTCCATGTTGAGCTTTAATTTAGCTGGGTCAATCTCACGCTGAGTGAAAGTGATGTCTCCATCAGCGTTGAAAGCACAACCGCTACCATCTTGGAAGTTTACATCAACATCCATTAGGTTAATTTTGGTTGCTCCTTTTACGCCTACTTGCTTCTCCATTAAAGAAGCTGTCCGACCTCCAGTTACTGCTTTTGTGATGAGCGGAAAGTTCTGCTCCTCAATGTAGGCTGTTAAGCCCGATACATCAAATGCCATTTTAGTATAATGTTTTTTGGTTTATTTCTTAGTTATTGCGCGCATCTTCTCAACCATCTCGGTGTAGTCGATGCCTTTGTTAAATGGGTTGGCTACCTTCTTAGAAGGCTCTTCTTTCGGAGTAGCTGCCATCTTCTCAACGATGTCGGTAATTAGACCAACAGCTTTCTCAATGTCGCTTACTTTTTCAGTCTTTGCAAACTTAGCAACCTCTGACTGAATTAACGTAGCAACTGAATCCATGATGTCCAACTTGAACGCCTCAGGGTCAAATGCAGGAACTTCCTCGGCAGCCATTTCTTCCTCTTTCTCCTCCTCTGCTTCCTCTTCTACTTCAGGCTCAAGGATTTCAACGATAACACCGCCTTCAGTTCTTACGATTTCACCTGACTCAAGTTCGTGTTCTCCGTCAGGTGCTGGTACTGTTTCAGCATCCTCACCTACAACGGCAACAGACGCGCCTATTTCCAAAGCTGGTTCTACTCGGACGATAGTTCCGTCAACTAGTTTAGCATCGACAAAAGCCTCTTCGGTTGTCTCGCTGAAAAGTAGTTTCTTG